AACATCGATATAGTTGCTAACTCTGAAGAACAGGCTCAAGATAGTTTTATGATTGCACATGATGTTATGGAAAATAACGAAACGTTATTTAAAAAATATTTTTATTGGAACTTAGAATACTTTGTTAATAGAAAAACGAAATCTAGATTTAAATTTCATACATCAAATGCAAAAACAAAAGATGGTAAGCGACCAGGAGCAATATTGTTTAATGAATATCATCAATATGAAACGTATGATCAAATCAAAGTTTTTAAAAGTGGAAAAGGTAAGGTAAAAGATTTTAGAGTTTTTGTAATAACCTCAAATGGTAATGTTAGAGGTGGACCATTAGATGAACTTTTAAAAAGTGATTTAAAGATTTTGAAATCTGGAGTTAACAAATTGAGGAGATTTCCATTTATTTGCAAGTTGGATGATATAAATGAGGTTGACAAAAGCGAATGTTGGATAAAGGCTAATCCATCCTATGAATATTTATCAACTTTAAGAGAAGCAATTATGGATGATTATCTAGAGCAACTTGAAAGTCCATCTTTACGAAGCGAGTTTCTATGTAAAAGGATGAATCTTCCAGCTCAAAGTCATGAATCAGTATTAATTGATTGGGATTTAATTGAGCGTGCATCTTATAGCGATGTTGAGAATCAAATTGCAAGACCATATGTGATAAACCCTAAACAAAAGGCCATTATCGGTATCGATTTTGCTTCAACGAATGATTTCGCTAGTGTTGGTGTTCTGACAAAAAATAATGAAGAATATCAGTGGCGACAATATGCAATTATTAATTCTTCTAGTAAATATTTTAAGGATATAAAATTTTCTTTTGACCGGATAGGACTAAAAGGATATGAAGATTTTATTATTGTAGATTATCCTGTAATAAATGAAAGAATAATAATTAATAAAGTCTTAGAATATTTTTCGGAGTTTAATATTGTAAAAATTGTACTTGATAGTTATAAGTATCAATTGTTGAAATTGAATTTTGAGCAGGAAGGAATATCCATTGAGGATAAAAGTAATCCTATGGGATTAGTAAGAATGTTAAGATATCCTGCTAGTATTGCAGCAATTATTGGTCCTAAAATACAAGCTATGTTTGCATTGCAAAAAATAAATATTGGTGACAGTGCTATTATGCGTTGGGCAATTAATAATACTAGCATTGAAATCAAAAAAGATGGAAATATGATGTTTAATAAAGTCGAACCCAAATTAAGAAAGAATGATCCGTTTATGGCTTTTGTTGCTGCGTTTAGTTCTGCTGATTTATTAGAAGAGAAGGTAGAGTATGTTTATATTTAAAGAAGGTGAGTTATGGGAATATTAAATAAACTATTTAAGAAAAATGAATATAGTGAATTGTTAACGTATGTTGATTTTTTAATTTCTGCAAAGAAAAAGCAATTGCTAATAAAGAAACATGCAATTGAACATGCAATTGATATGATTGCTAAAACAATTGCCAAATCTGAAATACAGATGTATTTATACAATTCTGAAACTCAAAAAATAGAAAGAAATCAAAATAATATTTATTATTACAAATTAAATATTAAACCAAATCCAAATGAGGAAGCTACCTCATTTTTTTATAAGGTGATTAAAAAATATTTAACTGATGAAGAAGTATTAATTGTTAGTATAAATGATAATTTGTATATGGCTGATAGTTTTATTTCAAGTAGTAGTATTTTATTACCTAAAACGTTCTCAAATGTTCAGATAAGTGACGATTTTGGTAATTCAATAATATTATCTAAAATATTTAAGATGGAAGATGTTATTTATATTAATCTTAAGTCATCAAAAATAAAAGAGACATTAGATTCTTACTATAAAGAACTTGGAGCCTTGCTAGGCATTGCTAGTAATCACTATAAGATGACTAATCTTAATAAATTTAGATTAAAAATACCAGGAGTTCAACCTACATTGAGAGATCCTGTAACCAATCAAGAAATAACTTATGATTCTTATAAGAAAAAGATAACCAAAGGATTATTTGATGAAGAAGATGCGGTTCTTCTTTTAGGAGAGAGTTCTGTATTAGAAAGAATAGAATTTGGTCAAGCATCAAGTTCTAAGGAATGGTCGGATTTAGAAAAAAAATGGGCTGACAAAGTAGCTATGTCCTTTAACATACCACTGGATATCTTTCATGGAAATAAAACAGACAAGTCAACATCAACTAATGATTTTATTACTTTTGGAATTTTACCTCATTTACAGATTACTGAAGATGCATTAAATGCAAAAATAATAGGTGAAGAAAACTATTTAAAAGGTGAAAGAATCAAGATTAATAGGCTTAACATGAAGTATTTTGATATTTTTGAAAGTTCAACTAGTATGGATAAGCTATTTTCTAATGGATATAGTCATAATGAAATTAATGATTTTATAGGATTGCCAAGAATAGATGAGGAATGGGCTGATAAACATTATGTGACTAAAAATTATGACAATGCTGAAAATATTTTGAAAGGAGGTGATGGGAATGAGGGAAAGAGATAAATATTTTCAATTTGTAAAGTTAAATGACTCTGTAACAGAGCTTTACATTTATGGAGATATTAGAAAGCCGTCATTAATTGAAAGGTGGTTAGAGATTGATGATGATACAAGAGTAGATGCTTATTCATTTAAAGATGCATTAGCAGAGGTTGATACTCCTAATTTGTTAGTTAGAATTAATTCAATGGGTGGATTAGTATCCGAGGGATTAGCAATTTATTCTTTATTATCAGATTTTAAAGGAAATTTAATAACACAAGTTGATGGATTTGCTTGTAGTGCTGCGAGTGTTATTTTCATGGCAGGACAAGAGAGAATTATGCCAGAAAGTGGACTTATCATGATTCATAATGCTTGGACTTCGGTAGAAGGTGATCAAAATCAGTTAAGAAAAGCTGCTGATGATTTAGAAATGATTACTAAACCTAGTGTAAACATATATTGTAGTAAAACAGGATTATCAGAAGAAGAAATTAAAGCTATGATGGATGTTGAAACATGGATGGATTATAAGTTAGCCTTTGAAAAAGGGTTTGCCACATCTATTCAAAAAGAAAATAACGCAGAGCAATCTGTGAAAGATACTAATTCTTATATTAGAAAATTAGTAAATGAAAACATTGAATTAAAACAAAAATTGCAAAAAGAAAAAAATGGTGAAGTAAATGAAATCAAAGAAGACTCTTGGAAGTCTTTTTTTGTTTAAGAAAATAAGGAGGAAAATTATGGTGTTTAAAAATGAAAAACAATATGAAGAATTAAAACAAAAAGCAATTAAAATGCTAAATGAAAGTAGTGATAAGGCTACAGCTATAGCTGATGTAGTAGATATGTTTGCTAGTGAAAAAAATAAGGACTTAATTGAAGAAATTCAAACACAAGCTATAAAAGCTAATTCTGATAGTGATTATGCAAGTAAATTAGGTTTACGTGTTTTAAGTAAGGAAGAAGAAAAATTCTATGAAAAATTTAAAGATATTAAGCAGGCTATAACAAGTGCGCAAATTGATTTAATTCCAACATCAATCGTAGATTTAACAATGGAAAATGTAAAAGCAACTGAATCAGTGTTAAAATTGATAACTTTTACGCCTGCTGGAGTAAAAAGATGGATTACCGCTGAAAGAACAGGAGCTTTTTCTTGGAGTGGATTAACAGAAGATTTAAAAGGAGAATTAAGTGCTAATGTTAAAGGGTTGGTAACTGACTTAGGTAAATTAGATGCTTACTTAATTATTCCTAAGGCGATTAGAGATTTAAGTTATCAGTTTATTGATAAATATTTTATGGCTATTTTAGCAGAGGCTTTAAAGGAAGGTATAGCATATGGTTATTTACAAGGAACTGGGAAGGATCAGCCAATTGGAATTTATAAACAAATTGATAAAACTAACGAAGATGGTACTCATCAAGACAAAACAGTCAATAATGATTTAACTAAGTTTACACCTAAAGGTCTAGCCGCAGCTAAAGTATATTTAAGCAATGATGGAAAAAGAGAAATTAATAAATTATATGTTTTATGTAATCCAGAAGATGAAGCTAATTATGTAGCGCCAGCAATTTACGATGCTGAAGGTAATTTAGTTTCTTCATTCAGAAATCTAGAAGTTATTCCTTGTACAGAAAATCCTAAGGGTAAAGCTGCTTTAACTCTTGAAAATAAATATACAATGGGTGTAACAGAAATTAAAATCAATGAATATAAAGAAACTTTAGCAACAGATGATGCTGATCTAATTGTTGGAAAAGTTTATGCAAATGGAAGAGCTGCAGCTGATAATGTTGCATATGTATTTGATGTTACAAAGCTAGAAGAATATGTTCCAACAATTAAAACGTTAGCAACTGTAGTATCTTTACCTGAACAAGCAGAGGTACCAGGAGCTTAATTTAAGCTCCTGAAATAATTTAATAGGAGGATGAAAATGTATATTGTAGTTAATAAATTTAAAGATTTAGAAGATAACGAATATCTTTATGGTGTTGGTAAAGTTTATCCACATGAAAAAAAAGATATTTCAGAAGAAAGAATAAAAGAATTAACAACTAAAAAAAATAAATTAAAAAAGGTATTAATAAAAGAAGTAGATATCTCAGAGCTTAATCAAGAACAATTATGTGAAGTCGCAACTATTGAAGGAATTGATTTGAATAAATTAATTTTAGAAAAACTTAACTCTGCAGATAATAATACAAGTGACGATCAACAAATAAAAGAGGTCCAAGAAAAAGCGAAAGAATTAGGTATAGAATTTTCAAACGATATGTCAATTGAAGAATTAAATAAATTGATTGAAGAAAAATCAAAGGATAAATAATGCAAGTAGATGATGATAATATCACTTTTGATGATAAATTAATAAGTGATTTAATTCAAGAAATAAGAAAAGAGCAGACAATCTCACCAAAACAACAAGATAGTATTTTTATTAATTATATAAAAGAAGGGATGTATAACATTAATGGTTATGTTGGTTGTATGATTGATTATAATTCTGATTTAGATGCAAGAACATTATTGAAAAATTATGTATTATACGCAAATTATAAAAGACTGGCAGAATTTAAAGAGTTATACATGAGTGACTATGTCTCACTTCAACTTAAATATAACAGAGATACCAGTATATAATGATGGTTCTTTTTTATTATATAAATTAAAACAAGCAGATGAATCATTTCCATATGAACAAATAGAAAAACTATATGACGAACCATTCTTTTATGAAGAATTATCTTTGACTGATAATATCCTTTTTGAGAATGATAAGATGAAAAGAAAAATTGTAAAAAAGATTAGAATTCCACAAGATAAAGAGATAACTTCAATAAATGTTTTGAAAATAAATAATCTTTTTTACCAAGTTTTTAATATTTATCATTTTAAAAATAAGGACGGGTATTTACAAAGTGATATAACTTTACAGGAATATATTAATCCTAATATTATGGAGAAAAAGTGATGACAAAAGAAGAATTAATGTTATTGTTTGATAAATTAAACATTCCATATAGGGAAGGGATTCAGTATATGGAAGACAATAGTAATTATCCTCAAATAGTCTTCTTTGAGTATCGCTGGGAAGATGTTTTATCTTCAGGATCTAAGTATGATACTGTTGTTTCTTATCAAGTATCTTTTAGATCTATGAAACCAAGAGATTCCAAATTAATAGAATTAAAAAAAATATTAAATAATAAAGGTAAATATCCTGTTATTTCTCATGAGTATATTGAAAATAAAAGAGAATGGCATTCATATTTTTCGGTAGAGGTGTTAGAAGATGTCTGCTCAGAATTATGATGTTTTTAATTCTTTGATTGATGATTTAAGTGAGATTATTACAAAAGTTAAAAATCCTATTGAGATTTTAGAAGTTGGTGCAAAAGAGTTCGTAAGTGATTTAAGTAAATTATCTCGTCCTTATTCACAAATTAAAAAAAGTGGTTATACACATTTAGTCGATAGTTTTGATTATGTGATTAAGAAGAAAGAAATTGAGGTAGGTTGGCAAAAATATTATGGACGAATGGTGGAAGAAGGTACCAAATTGACTCCTCCTCAACCGCACCTTGTACCAACATATGAAAAAAATCAAAATAAGTATTATGAAAAAATGATAGAAAAAATTTATAATTAAGGAGGTTGATATCATGAAAACTAAAAGACCAATGATGAAAGAAACTGTAGGAGCTCAATATTATGCTTTTAATACACCAGATGAGGATGGAAATGTTGATTATACATCCTATGAAGATACTATAAAAACAGAAGTTGTCAAACAAATCGGTACTACTGAAAATGGAGAAACAACAACAGTTAGAGCTTCAGGAAAGGATTATGCTAGCTTCAATCAAGTATCCAGTACAGATCTTGAAGTTGAAGTGGTAGCATTTCCTCAGGAAGATCTTGCTAAAATGCGTGGTGAAAACATCGCAACTAATGGATTAGTTTCATCAGGCGGAACGAAGGAAAGACCATATTTCGCATATGGTAAAGTTGTTAAGCTTGTCGGCGGTGGAGTAAGATATGATTGGTATCCTAAATGTCAAGTTATTGAAAATACTGATGATATAGCTACTTCTGAAGATAGTTTCTCTGAACAAAACGACACTGTTACAATTAGAGCTTATGCTTTTAATGAAAAAGGAGAAAA